TGTCGCCTTGAGCACTTTCCTCAAGATTGAATAGTTTCATCTTGGCACGTTCGATACCTAAAACAAACCTACGTATATAGTTAATATCGTTGTAGCGATTCTTTAATTGCTTGACCATAAGCTGACCAAGATTTTCAAGTTCCTCTGAGGTAATCAGAGCGCACATGAAATCTGCAGTATGAGCGACGCCAAAGCTTTCCGACACGTCAGTGATATCAACATCAGAGTCGCCGTAGCCACCTCTGGTCGTCTGTGTAGCTGTAACCAAAGCGATGTTAAACTCAACTGCAAGACCACGAAGTTCTTCAACAATGGCCTTAATGTATGAATACGAGTTTACGTTTGATCCATTCTTAATACGACTTGAAGCACAGATGTTAAGATAGTCAATGTACACAATGTCAGGAGCAAAGTTTTTCTTCAGCCTGAGTTCATTCAGAAGATGTCTGAAGTTACCAGCACCAGCGGATGATGTTGGGTATTCCTTAATGACAAGCTTACCCTTGGTTTTACCTTTGACACGTTCCATTTTAGAAAGGAATGCATCCTTAGGCATATCCTCAAGTTCCTGCATAGTCACATCAAGAATATTTGCATCGATACGTTTGGCGATTTCGTATTCAGCCATTTCCATCGTGATGTAGAGAACATTCAATCCCATCATCAGATTGTCAGCGGCAAGATTACACATCATCAAGCTCTTGCCAACGCCCGTGCCGGCAAGGAAGATATTAATAGTTTTACGAGCAAAACCACCCTTGGTAATCTTATTAAGGAAACCAAGTGCAAAAGGAATCTTTTGAAGTTTGGTGTGATAATACTTGTATCGTGCTTCAAGGTCCTCAAGAAATTCAACACCGATACTATTGTCGAACGACACACCCAGCGCCTGAGTCAGAAGTTCTGGAATGGAACCTTTATCAAGATCTTTTTCCTTCTTGTCCATGATCTGAATGGACTTCATAATGGCATTATAAATTGCCTTGTCTTGACAGAAGCGTTCAGTCTCGTTAAGCAGCCACTCATCATTTTGAGTAGCATTTACCTCTAGAGATTCAACCACTTCATAGGTCTGTTTAAACTGGTCCTCAGTCAGACCTTTAATGTTTGACAGTTCAACCTTCAGAACTTCCTTTGTCGGAATCTGATTGAACTGCTCAACAAACTTTTCAATAACTGTGAAAAGTACTTTATCATTTATATCATTGAAGTACTCTGCCTTGAGATAAGGCAGAGTCTTTCGTGTATAATCTTCATTCGAAATAAGATTCGAAAAGATTAGATTTTCCAGTCTCATTCATTCACCTCGATATAGCCGGTGTATGGACCACCGTACACACACGTTCCAGTCCATACACCGTTTTGATTTCTTACTTCATGGCAGTTATGACAAACTGCGCATTTCATATCTCTATATTTTTCAATATTTTCAAAGATATGAATCTTAGTCTTCTTCGAGCTCATCCATCAGATCTTTAACGTTATCTTCGTTTTGCATCAAATCAGTTTCAGGAAGGCGATACTTGTTTTCAACAAACTTATTGAATTTAGGACACTTTAAAATTTGCATCCAGAAGTCGGCGGTATATGTATCATTTAAACGATAGTTCTTTTCGATGTATTCGCCAGTCTCAGTATTAATTTTTTGATACCATCCGTTCTTTGGCTTGATCACATGACCAGATTCCAGAGCCATATCAAGTAGGCCGCCCCACTTGCTGACACCGCCCTTGTAGGTCACTTCGATTGGAATTTTACTCTTTTCCTTCACGAAACGAGACTTTTCAATATTGATTACGAAGTTGTAACCAATGACCTCGGTACCTTCCTTTTCCTGTTGACGGCCGACAATAAAGATCGTATTCGCCGAGTAGTAAATACCAGTACCGCCAGAGACAATAGCCTTAGGGAACATACCTTGTTCCATGTAGATGTGATTGATGGCGATTAGAGGAATATCCTTGAGAGCTAGGTGAGGTGTAATCATACGGAACACAGACTTCATCTGCTTGGCACGAGTCATATCGGCCGCCTGATTCTGCTTTAGAGCATCATCAACTTCCTTTTTCGAAGCCAAGTTACCGACCGAGTCAATCACGATGATGATCTTATCACCACGCTTGAGTTCATTCATTTGAGCCATAACGTCGAACTTGAATTGTTCCATATCCGTAATTGGACTATGTACAACACGCTTCAAATCAATGCCTACGGAATTAAAGTAGGCCTGAGGAGTACCAAACTCCGAGTCATAGAAAAGCAGAATAGACTCAGGATACTTGTCAAGATAAGCCTTAGCCATAATAAGGCTGAATGAAGTCTTGAAGTGCTTCGATGGGCCAGCAAGAACCAAGAGACCTGGTGTAAGCCCACCAGAAATAGAGCCCGAGAGGGCAATGTTAAGGGACGGAATTGCCGTAGCAATCATATCCTTCTTATTAAAGAACTTAGAGTCAGCAAGGATATCAGTATCCTTAATAGTAGAATTCTTTAATAGACGTTCGCGTAAACTCATTTGTAATCCTTTCGTGTTGAATAACTATAGGTACTATAAACCATTGAAGTAAATAAGTAAATTACTTACTTCACCAAATCGTTAAGATCGTTAAGAAATTTTTGAAGGCGCTCGGTTCGATTCGGCCAATTGATAATCGGGTTTGTATCGCCATCCTTCATAAGATTTTGAATCAAAGGCACAATCATCGCATGCATTTTCTGTAACCGTTCACGGTATTCATCAACATCAGTTTTCTGTACACTTACATTAGTCGTAGTAAAACCAAAGTCGTTCTTATTATCAATATTCATATTACACCTTAACCAAAAAAGTCCTCAAGTGTTGACCTCTGTTCGGATTGCCAACCAATAGAGTTAAGAATAATTTCCATTGGTGACAAAAATGACTTTGCAAATTGCAGATCGTGATCCAGATAACGTGAAAGATGAAATTCGCCAGGTAAGTCGCCTGGGCAGGCAATCACATTAATGCCGTGAGGATTAGGTGATTTAAGATAGCAATATCGGATCTTATCACCATTACCAATCAATTCATATTTATCCTCAAGATTGAGTTTCTTGATTAAATGATTGTAAAGGATCGCGCCCTTGGCATTGATGGGAGTTCCAGTCCTAAACAAGGATGCACCAGTTCGGGCAACATATTCATCAACGTTTGACACACCTCGTGGTGCCGAGATTTCATAGAAAGGAAGTGTCTTAAACTTTTCCTTGAAGTCAGCCACATATGTTTGAAGGGTTTTTTCATCCTTCGTCATAATGATATTCAAGGCCGCCTTAATGGCATCTCTACATGACGACGGGGTTGATGATTTAATTGCCTCGATGCCTGTCATCTTCAGCTTTGGTTCCTTATAACGGACACCTTCAACATCCCATGCATTCATGACATAGCGCTTCTTGGCGGTCCAAATAGCCTTATCGGCAATCGTTTCACGCTTCATTCGCATTTTCTGTTGATATGCATTCAGGTAGGTTGCAAGTTCCTCGAAGCTCTTGTTAATAACTTCCTGAAGCTTTGTAGAGCAGAACTTGTCGAGCCATGTAACAATCTTTTCCTTATCAGATTGATCGTCAAAGAACTTATTCACTAGAGTCTCGAGACAGACATAAAGCGAATCGGTATCATTGGCAACGATGTAATCAACGCCCTTTGTGCCACAGAGCTTATTCAGATAGTCATTCACGTCATCAGACACCCAACGAATGGATAGCTGACCAGACAGGGTAATCGCTTCAGCATGGTTGACATCGAACCAGAAGAAGTATCGGTTACCAAGAGCACCATAAGCTGAGTTGAGGAAGATTTTCAGGGCCATCTGAAGGTTATTCAGTCGGGCAACTTCCTTCAGAAGATTGGATTCCTTGGTCTTTTCGTATTCCTTCTTAACCTCGATCATTTGTTTTTTGTATACAGATCGGCCGGCATAGAGTTTTTCCATAATTTCAGGAAGGAAGCCTTGCTTTTCACGATCATACACACAACCGTTTGCGGTATAGGCAAAATCCATCGAATGACCGTCATCATCAATACTCACATCACGCTTGAGCAATTGATCAACAGAATAGAAATTTGGAATCCGTTGAATGAATGTTTCAGGCGAAATATTATAATGCATGATTAAGTGTGGATAAAGGCTGTCAAGGTCGAATGATACAACCCAGTTATGCATTCCAACCTGAACATCCTTCACATAGCCGCCGGCGAATTCGGTAGCCATATTACTTGACCTAGACTTTTCGATAACTATGTTTCGATCCATAAGGAAGTTGTGGATGTAAACCTCCCAGATCTTCACAGAACCTAGAGTATCGGTATAGTTAACCTTGGCCATGTACGCAAGAGTAAAGACAAGTTCAATCAGCTTAAGCTTTTCCTCAAGTCGATCAATCAGTTCAACGTCCTGGATGTTATATTCCATAAACAGTTGGTGATTACGATCCCAAAGATCATTGAGATTAGTATAACCAAGATCCTTATAATCAACCTTACGCTCGTCCAGTTCGACATGAGCGATGTGATCGAGTTTATAAGTTTCCTGCTGCGAGTATGTAAACTTCTTGTAAAGAGCAAGGTAATCAAGAACCGACAAGCCGATCAGTTCGTATGATGCAATCTTTCGGCCTTTGACCTCGACCTCATACGGACGGATCATGCCCCACGGACTAAGTTGCTTTACATAGTCCTCACCGAGTACCTTCATGATACGACGGACAAGATATGGCACGTCGAAGAACTCAATGTTCCATCCGGTCAGAACATCAGGTGAATATTCAACACTATTCAGAACCGTAACAAACGACTTGAGAAGATCAACTTCGGATGCACAGTGATAATATTTTACACCAGTGCCGTCAGCATCAAACGGCTTCAGACCAAATGAGGTCTTATGGCCCGAGCGAGAAATGGTAATACCCGTAATCTCATTCGGCGTAGTCTCAATAGCAGTTGCAATATCCTCCTTACCAATCCTGGTTTCGATGTCAAGAGAGACAACTGAGACAAGAGATGGATCATACTTGATCTCACCTCTGAATGTATCATAGATATAGTTATAAAGATAGTTTGTGGAGCCTACAACATTAAAGCCGGCGGTCGAATCGTATGTCTTGGAGAAGTCCTTAGCATCATAGATTGAATCGAAATCCATTTTATCAACGGCTCGACCAAAGACAGTACGGAATTTTGTATTACCAGTCTTGGAAGGAATAAACAGATATGGGCTGTATGATACAACCTTCTTATAAGCTCTGCCGTCCTTAATACCTCGGATCAGAATTTTGTTTTTATTAACGTGAACATGTGTATAAAAGTGCATTTAATACCCCTACAAAATAAATAGACTATTGACCATATACCATTACAAGAATTAAGTAAATAAGGAGATGCATATGAAGTGGGTTAATGTTGCAAGAAGCTTAATAGGAACAAAAGAGCTTCCAGGTCCTGCTAGTAATCCTAAAATCATGGGCTGGGGCAATGCTCTTGGTGCAAAGGTTTTAGGTATTCCTTACACAGCAGATTCAATTCCTTGGTGTGGTTTATTTGCCGCATGGTGTGTTCATTCAGCCGGATTGACACCGCCTAAGATCGCTATTCGTGCAGCAGAGTGGGGCAAGTTTGGATTACCTCTTTCTCTTACCGGAACACCACCTCTTGGTGCCATTGCAGTCTTCAATCGTGAAGGCGGCGGTCATGTCGGATTTGTTGTTGGTGTACATGCTAACGGTGATCTTGACATTCTCGGTGGCAATCAAGGCGATGCAGTTAATATAAGAAGATTCTCACGTGCTCGCCTCAAGCACCTTCGCTGGCCACCAAATACACCTATGGGCCAACCAGCTCCTACGGTAAAAGGAACTAAGGCAACTACAGGCGAAGCATAACAGGAAAGGGGGCCTTGGCCCCCTTTCCGTTATAGTGCCAATGTGGCGTAGAATAAGACTCCACAGAGTGCCAATCCGCTAGCGGAGGCCAACCTGGAAATTTTACGAATCGTAGAATTACGAATTGATCTTCACCTTCCGTGGCTTCTTTTCCTCAGGGATGACAACGTCAAGAGTGATAGTAAGAACACCATCCTTGAGCTTAACGGGGCCGATCTGGATGTTTTCATTGATAGTGAAGACACGCTTGAATGAACGGAAAGCAAGACCTGCGTGCTTTATATCGATCCATTCTTCAGTATCTTCATTCTTACGCTCACCTGACTCACCTGAAACAATAAGCTTTCCATCAGCGACTTCAATATCAAGTTCATCCTTTGTGAAGCCGGCAACAGCCATTTCAATTACATACTTGTCCTTACCTTCATAGAGATTATAAGGAGGGTAATTGGCTGACTTCGGCTGATTGGCTTCCTTGAGAAGTTCATTCACAAGGTTCTCGAAGCCGATGATGGTACGGGTATTCAAAAATGGATTATCTTTAAACATAGTTTTCTCCTTTTAAAAGCGAGTGGTTGATTCTGCCTCAATGAGCGCAGTTAGTCTTCTTGTACTTCATTTTCATGAGAGTCAAGATAGATTCTTACAATCAGATGATTGAAGAGGTAGAATATAGCAATACAGAGAGCAAGTACAATACTTATGTTCGGTAATGCTATATTTAAAAACTCAAGCCGATATAAATCGACAAGAGTGTTAGCCAGAAGTGCTGTAATAAGAAGTTTCTTTAGCATGGCTTTATACTATATAATCACTATTTCGAGAATGTAAAGGGCCTGGATCAAAACTTTTTACCATTCTGGGCCATGAGATTTATCAGTGCGTTCGTAAACTTGAAACCAATCCACGCCATATGCAGGACAAATGTGAATCTGCTTGGGGAGATTGTTACTATCCTTCTCTCCACCTTGGCCACAGATAAAATAGATGTTGCCAATATTCTCGGCTAGTACAGTATGGCGAACAAGTTCATATATCTTACGGAGTAGTTTCAGCTCACCCTCGTACGCTTCAGTTTCAAGATTCATTATATTCTACCACTTCATATACATCCCAAATAGATGCTGCCTGCTCTGCTTCCTCTTTCGAATCATACAGAGCAGGCACCAATTGATCGCCATCGAATGGAATCCTAATGGCATACTTCATTAGAATCGTTTCCATACATAGATCGAATTACCTGTCTTGAATCGAACCCACAAGAAGTTTGGATCCTCAGGATCAGTTCGCTCTTCAAGGATATCGGTGATAAGAGTTGTCTGCCACCAGTCTTGAGCAGAGAACGAACGACCCGTAATTGAACCTACTCGCATGATAGCGCCAACCTTAGGTTCAGAAGCATGTTCATAAAGATGCTCGCCACCGGGTGCGGCATTGAGTGTGATAGCGAGACTCATGTTGCCGGAATCACCGGCACCATCACGTTCACGTACAAGAGAATATGGCACTATTACTTCCTTTCAATTACGAATTTGCCATCAACAACAGTTACGGTTGCTGTGGGGTGTAGCGAGCTTCGGACAT